CTAAAGGATATTGTTAGAAAGGGGGATGAGCCCTAGTGAAAAACAATGACGATTTAACAGACAAGCAGAAAAAGTTTATTGAAGAATACCTGGTTGATATGAACGGCACAAGGGCTTATCGTGTCGCATATCCTTCCGTGAAAAAGAATGAAACTGCTGCAGCTTTAGCAAGTAGACTGCTAACAAATGATAAAGTTAAAAATGCGATTGAGCCGATTCTCGCCAGTATGAGTAGCGACCGCATGGCCACAGCTACAGAGGTGATGGAGTATCTTACTTCCGTAATGCGCGGCGAGTCTACGGCAGAGGTTGTAGTAGTCGAAGGACTTGGAGACGGCTGTTCCGAAGCTAGGCGATTCAAAAAGGCGCCGGACGAAAAAGAAAGGCTGAGGGCTGCCGAATTACTTGGTAAGCGATTCGGCCTGTTCAAGGATAAGGTTGAAGTGTCCGGTATTGAAGCAGAGCAGTCTAAGCTGGACAGCTTACTAGATCAGTTGGGAGGGGGTGATTAGCTCCATGAGTTCAGAACAGTTAGTGCTTTCGGATAAGTACAAAGCATTTCTACGATGCAATGCGTCAGTCGAATTTTTGGAGGGCTGACACCACCTACGCAGGAAAGACGACCGTAGGACTGTTTAAGTTCATGCTGAAGGTCGCAAGCAGTAAGAAGAAGCTCCACATCATAGCGGCAAAGGATACCGGTACAGCAGAAAAGAACATTATCAACAAGGACTTAGGCATTGTGGATGACTTCGGTGCGCTTGTTGAGTATAACGGTAACGGTACCAGCGAGGACAAAATACCGCATATCCTTTTCCATGCAAGCGGAGGAGATAAGACGGTATATGTTTTAGGTTATGGCGATAAAAAGAAGTGGCAGAAAGCCTTAGGAGGACAGTACGGATGCCTTTACATCGATGAGATAAATACGGCGGATATTGATTTTGTCCGAGAGGCGGCAATGCGTTGCGATTACATGATGGGAACACTGAATCCCGACGATCCTTCGCTTCCCGTCTATTCCGAGTATGTGGACCATTCAAGGCCTCTTCCTGAGTGGGAAAGCGAAACGCCGAAAGAAATAAGAGAATGCTTAGTGAAAGAACCGAAGCCCGGCTGGGTGCATTGGTTCTTTTCTTTTTCCCATAACCTGGGATTACCTAAAGAAAAGCTTGAGCAGATTCTTAGAAACACGCCCAGAGGCACGAAGATATGGAAAAATAAGATTGAGGGACTGCGCGGTCGCTCAACAGGCCTTGTATTTTCTAACTTCGATGAGAAGACTCATGTGCTTAGCAGAGAGGATATTGCGAAGATTCCACATAGCATTAATCCTTTTGTGAAGTTCACCGCAGGGCTCGATACTTCCTATTCCTCTCATTCCGAAGACACTATAGCCATGATGTTCATAGGCATTACTAAGGACAAGCGCTGCATAGTGCTAAGAGAATGTGTATACAACAACAGGGATAGGCAGGAGCCTTTAGCACCATCGGACACAGCTGTAAAGTTTATAGCCTTTCTGGAATCCTGTAGAAAGGACTACGGCTTTGCGAGAGATGTGTTCATTGATTCAGCTGACCAAGCGACCATTACGGAGCTTAAGAAGCTTAAACGTAACCACGGAAGCCTTTACACCTTTGTAAACAGCTACAAGAAAGTAAGTATCATTGACAGAATTAACTTCCAGCTAGGCTGGCTTGCGGAAGGGAAGTATTTAGTATCCGAGGATTGCACGGAGCATATCAGAGAGTTGAACAGCTATGCTTGGGAGGAAGATAAGGATATTCCTGAGGATGGGCACGATCACACGATAAACGCCGCACAGTATGCCTGGATACCGTTTAGAAAGCTGATTGGAGAGATAAACAGTGGGATGGATAAAGAGTATGACAGATAAGTTTAAAAAAGGATTACAGAACTGGCTACAGATTCAGCCTGTAAGCCCTTATCATGTTTCGATTCAAAGCTTCATGGATTTTGAGACTGCTGCCATTCGAAACAAAATATGGTACAGAGCAGACGGAAACGAGTTAGAGCAGCTGTATCAGCAGTGCAGAATGCTAAACGATGCACAGAAGTTTTGGGGCGCAAAGCCTACAGCGGGCATGGAGATTCGGAAAATCCATACAGGGCTTCCCGGATTAATCGTAAAAATGCTTAGTGCCATCGTTCTTCCGGATATGAATGCTTTCGAGTTTGACAGTGATATCCAGAAGAACCTTTGGGAGGAAATCGAAGAAGAGAACCACTTTGAAGCCTTAATGGATACCTGCCTAAAGGACACCCTTGTTGTCGGTGACGGTGCTTTCCGTATCGTGCTGGATCCGGCAGAAAGCGCACATCCGATTATTGAATGGGTACCGGGGGAGCGTGTAGAGTTCGTCTATCGCTACGGGAGACTAAAAGAGGTTATCTTCAAGATTCCTTGGGATAAAGGGGACGTGCTTCATGCGCACTATGGTAGAGGCTATATCCGGCATAAGCTGTACAGGAACGAGCAGGAATACCCATTGCCGAAAGAGGTGCAGGACTGGACCTTTGACGAAAGCCTGATGATGGCCGTGCCGTTCAAGATTTATGAGAATGCGAAGTATGAAGGAAGAGGTTCTTCTATCTTTGACGGCAAGCTGGATTCCTTCGATGCCTTAGATGAAGCATGGAGTCAATGGATGGACGCTTTGAGGGCAGGACGGTCTAAGACCTATGTTCCTGAAAGCTTCATTCCAAGAGACCCAAACAGCGGAATGCTTTTAAAGCCTAATGCTTTCGACAACCGATTCATTGCGGGAGCTGACGATATCTCCGAAGGTGCTAAGAACGCAATCACTGTTACGCAGCCAAATATCCCTCATGACAGCTATATGGCTTCTTACATCACCGCATTAGACCTTTGCTTGCAAGGAATTATCAGCCCCTCCACTTTGGGGATTGATACGAAGAAGCTGGACAATGCTCTCGCGCAAAGGGAAAAAGAGAAGACCACGCTCTACACCAGAGCAAGTATCGTAAAGGCTATTCAAGAGCAGCTACCGCGACTTATTCAGCAGTGTATCAATGCAGAGAAAGTCCTCCGAGGAGAAAGCATTGAAGAAGTCAAGGTCAATATCCCCTTCGGCGAATACGCTTCCCCATCATTTGAGAGTCAAGTAGAAACATTGGCCAAGGCAAGACCGGGGGTTGCCATGATGAGTATCGAGGCACAGATTGAAGAGCTCTATGGCGATACCAAGGATGATGATTGGAAGAAGGAAGAAGTCGCAAGGCTAAAAGAGGAGCAAGGCATTTCCAGCGTAGAGGAGCCGGACTTTTCAGTAGAGGAGGGAATAGATGGTAGTCCAAATATTAAACCACAGCTACAAAATGAGCCCGGAGGAATACAGGCAGATGCTTAAGCTGGCATCTGAGCAAGTGCCCTTCGGTGTGTATGCTTTGGAAAAAGACGGCATGGCAGAGCTTAGAAAGGATGACTGCAAGAGTAAGGGTAAACTGAAAGAAGTAATCAGGTCTTACCGCTTGCAAGGCTTTAAGGTGTATCAGAATGGCGTATGACATCGGAGAAGCACTCGATAGAATCGAGGAAGAACTCATTGCTTCCATGATTCGCAATATGGGAAGGCACCGAATTGAGGAAATCAAGGAAGAGAAAGAATGGACCATGTGGCAGGCCGAACAGCTTAAAAGCCTTAGAGCTTATCGGCAGGATAATAAGGAGAAGTATTCCGGAAGATTCTTGGCTATCAATGAAAAGATAGAAGAAGCTATCCGGAAGTCCTACGCTGCGGGTGGAATGCACGAAGAAAGAAAGATACTTCGCGCAGCCAAAAAGGGCGCAAAGCTTAGGCAATCCATGAACCCCTTAACCGGAAGATTCTTCCAGCTTAACAAGGAAAAGCTGGAAGCTTTAATCAAGGCTACTAAAGCCGACATGACAAAAGCAGAAACAGCAATACTCCGTATGGCCGACGATCAGTATCGTAAGGCCATTTTTAATGCACAGGTTTATGCAAACAGCGGCGCGGGTACTTACGAGCAAGCGGTAGACATGGCAACTAAGAGTATGCTTAGTAGTGGCCTTAATTGCGTAGAGTATAAGAACGGTGCCAGGCATACACTTCCAAACTACGCAAGAATGGCGGTAAGGACTGCAAATAAGAGAGCCTATCTTAGCGGAGAAGGGGAGAAGAGAAGGAAGTGGGGCATTACTACGGTAATTTTGGCAAAGAGAGGCAATCCTTGCCCGAAGTGTGCCCCATTTGTTGGAAAAGTCTTTATAGACGATGTTTGGTCGGGAGGAGGTAAAAATGATGGTAATTATCCGTTTCTATCCAGTGCGATAGGGGCGGGTCTTTACCATCCGTGACGAACTGCAAAGACAGCCACACTACTTACTTTCCTGAGCTCCATGCCGGAGAGGAGAAGTGGACTAAGGAAGAGCTTGAGGAAGTAGCCGCGGACTATAACCATGAGCAAAAGGAAAAGCGGATTGAACATCAGGTCTCGAAGTTTGAAAGGTTGTCCATGTTCTCGCTGGATCCAGAGAATAAGAAGCAGTACGCAAGGAAGGCGGAGCAGTGGAAAGCCCTGTCAAGCGTTATGGACGGCGAAAAGGAACTCGCACACATCAAAGACGACGGCGTTCGTGATTTGGGGCACGTCAATCTTGAACTGGTGAACACGAAGAAGTATCACGATAAATTTGAAGGGCTGGGAAAGAATAAAGTGGTGAGTGAATCAATATACAAAGAAGCTATGGAAATCTTGGAATCAAGAAACAATACGTTCTACGAGGAGATAGTGGCGATAGACGCTAGAACAGGAAAACGGCTTGTTAAAAACACATCCGCAGTTAATAATAAGTATCATAGCTGTGGATTCTCTCCCAAGGAGAACGAATTTTTGAACGGCAGAAAGACTCTCTTCGAGGTTCTTCATAATCATCCAAACAGTTCGTATCCGTCCAGAGCAGATATAAAATATCTCTTTGACAGGGAATGGCAGAGTGGTTCTACTATCGTCTGCCATGACGGCACAGTATACAGGATGGAAAAGCTAAAGCCCGTGGATAATATTGACGAATATATTCAGAACATGTACAATAAAATTAAAAGAGATATGATAGGATATTCGGATGCATCGATTGAAGAGGAAGTATCGATGCAGATTGTAGATAGTTTGATGAAATCAGAACATCTAATATTCACAAGGAGATGATTGTATGGATAAAAAAGCAACCTTTGAGGATGTTGTAAACGGGCCTTATTTTATCGATGACAGTAAAATGCCAAGCGCTGAGGAGTCAAAGAAAATAGTGATTCCACCGGAGCTAAGAGAGAAATTGAGAGAAGGCCGTGATGAAATAGCGCATAAATTCGGTCTCTATTAATCGCGGGAGACAGCATATAAGAAAACTAATCTACCACCGGTCTTCGGTGGTATTTTGTTGCCTAAAAAGGAGCGATTATGGAGCAATTCAAACAGATTTACAGGATTCTATCTATCCTACATAAGGCAATGGATTTGGAAGAGTGGGACAGCGAACTGCTTTCTCCGGAGGCACTTGGAATTAGTCTTCCGATGTGGTCAAGGCTTATGGCCATGCTCCTTAAAGAAGGATACATTACAGGAGGGGAAGCTTGTGAGTCCTTTGACGTAAGCTACCCGAAGGTAAAGCTTGTGCGGCCTGAGATTACACTTAAAGGCTTAGAGTATCTGGAAGAGAATAGCCTCATGAAGAAAGCCGGAGAAATGCTGAAAGAGGTTATTCACATCGTAAAATAGGAGGAAACTATGAAGAAAGAAAAGCTATGGGACAGCTGGGGAGATTTTTCTTGGTTCTCTAAGCTGGCCTTTATCCTGTCTATCCTGGCATTAATAGGTGTAGTAACGCACTGATTTCATGGCGATAGGCGCCCAAAAGGGCAATTATTGAGATAATTAGGGCGATTAAGTCAATCCATTTGTCCAGTAGGTACCTTTTGAGTGCTATGGAATTGAAGGCTCTAAAGTGCCGCCCTTTGTGAGTGAGGACTGCCGAAAGAAAGGCTTGGTTTTCACCTATTCGGGTGATACGGATATAGCCTTCCTGCTCAAGGTACTCAAGACAGGATAAGAAAGAATCCCAGCTTAGAAAGTCCGGGGGGTTCAGTTGTTTATTTACATCGAAAGTAAAATCGGGAAGATTGTATAGGTAGTGAAGTACCTTCTTAGAAGTAGAATCTATCATGCGTTTTCTCCTTTTTCTTTCATCATATCATGCTTTAAAGCACTGTCCATAGGGTGGTGCTTTTTATATTGCCCGAAGGCGTAAAACTACGAGGAGACACCTTGGAAAAACAGGGAAACTATATTGTGAGACACACATAAAACTGGAGGAGACTATGGAAAACAATGCACAGGGTCAAGAAACCCAACAAGGAACACAGCAGCCTAATAATCAGCAGGGAACGACTCAGAATCAGAACGGACAGAGTATGCCGGGGATTGATTATGACAAGCTTGCGCAGATTATTGAGGGAAGAACCAAGGCGGCAGAGGAATCAGCTATGAAAGGCTATTTCAAACAGCAAGGCCTTACACAGGAAGAGGTAGAAAAGGCAATTAACACCTTTAAAGAGGAAAAGGCGAAGAACACGCCTGACTTAGCTACCCTCCAAAGCGGTCTTACTGCTGCACAGGAAGAGGCTAAGAGGGCAAAGCTTGAGCAGTTTGCCACAATGCAAGCGGTAAGCTTAGGGCTTGACGCCAAAACAATCCCCTACGTCTTAAAGATGGCAGATTTTACCGCTTTAGACGGAAAGGAGCTTAAGGAAGAGGATGTTAAGAAGGCGCTGAATAAGGTGCTTGAGGATATCCCGCAGCTTAAGGCTTCTAATACCAAGGCTACAGGGTTCCAAGCCGTAGGTGCAAACGGCGGTAGCAAAAATGAGAATGAATCGGAGGCGCTAAAGAAAGCCTTCGGACTAAGTTAATCCTAAATAGGAGAAAGGAAATTTAATTATGGCAGTATATCAGTACGCAGAACAGTTTACACAGTTTTTGGCACAGAAGTATGAGAAGGAGCTTTGCTCTGATGCATTAATGCACAGTAATCCACAGATTACCTTCCTTAATGCGCAGACTATCAAGCTTCCTCGCCTTACCTTGTCCGGCTATAAGGACCACACAAGAACCGCAGGTTTCAATGCCGGAAACATCGCTAATGATTGGGAGCCTAAGAAGCTTGCTCATGATAGAGATATCGAGTTCTTCGTGGATCCTATGGATATCGATGAGACAAACCTTGCTTTGGCCGTTGCGAATATCCAGAACACTTTCGAGAATGAGCAGGCTATTCCTGAGAAGGACTGCTACAATTTCTCTAAGCTTCATACAGAGCTTACTAATTTCCACGGCAGAATCGACAGTACTACCGTTCTTACTGCACAGAATATCTTAGCTGTCTTCGATGAGGAGATGTCTAAGATGGATGACGCAGGAGTGCCCGTAGATGGAAGAATCCTCTATGTTACTCCGGCAGTAAACAAGCTGTTAAAGGAAGCGGACGGCATCCAGCGAGTAATCACTGTAAACGGCGCTAATGAGGTAAATAGAAACGTGCATTCCTTGGATGATGTAACCATCAAGATGGTTCAGTCCGGACGCATGAAGACCAAGTACAACTTCACCGATGGATGCGTGGCCGCTGCCGATGCGGATCAGATTAACTTCATTCTGGTTCATCCTTCCTGCGTAGTGGCAAGAGACAAGTACGCATACATTTCTCTTTTCACTCCGGGAACTGATTCCAGAACCGCAGACGGATATCTGTACCAGAATCGAAACTACTGGGATCTCTTCTTGATTGAGAGAAAGGTTGCAGGCTGTGCAATGCACGTAACTAAGCACTAAGGAGGTAGATTGTGAAAGCAGTAAAAGAAAATAAGGAATACTTCATCGATGATTCTCAGAAGGGGTTTTACCTTACGCAGGGATTCGACATCTACGGCGATGACGGAGAACTTTTAGAGGCGGCACCCGGTAAGACCGTGTCCTATGATGAGTATGCAACGCTTCAAAATAAGCTGGAAGCCCTTGAAGCAGAACTGCAGAAAGCTCAGTCCCAAGGAAAGGGAAAGAATAAAGGAGCCGAAGCTGTAGAGGACGGAGGTAACTAAGATGATTCCTTACCTGGATAAAACAAAGTTTATTGAGAGATACGGCACACAAGTTCCGGAGGACAAGATAGACGGACTTTTAAACAGGGCGAGTAGGGACATCGATACTCTAAGCTATAACCGCATTCGTGGAATCGGGTTTGGGCATCTCACTGACTTTCAAAAAGAGATTATCGAAGAGGTAGCTGGAGAGCTCGCCCTTTTCAAGCACGATAACGCGGAATTTTTAGAATCGCCGCTAAGCGAGTATAGCCTTAATGGAGCAAGCGTTAAGTTATCATCCAGTGAGAAGATAATGGTAGAAAAGGGGGTGACAATCAGTCGCTCCCTTTACGCTTTGCTCTGCCAAACAGGGCTGTGCTGTAAGGCGATATAGGAGGAAGTATGAAGTATCCTTGTTTAGTTCCCAAAAGCCTTTGTAAGGTTCCTATCGAGGTGCATTTAACCGGTGAAGGGATAACGGAAGACGGAGAGCCTGAACGCTCCCTTGATTTAAGCCTTCTTTGCAATTTCCAAGACAGTGTAAAAACCATTTTCACGGAAGAAAAGAAGCTTGTGGAGTGTACCGGAACGGCCTACTTCCCGGGAGATATTGCAGAGAACTTCCCTAGTCTATCCGGAGGAACTGTAACGGTCTTCTCCGAAGAAAGAGAAATAGTTCACGGTATGAAAGCAAGGAATCCTGATGGGACGGTGAATTATTGCAAGCTGGAGGTGAAGTAATGAAGGCTACAAGCACGGTAAAAATGAACTTTCCGAGGATACAACAGCTTTCTAAGGCGGCAGTAACTGCCCTTGCCATGACGGGAGAGGCCGTGCATAGCGATGTGGTGCAAAGCCAAGTAGTACCCTTTAAAACCGGTAATCTGCAGAACGAATCTGCCTTTGTAGACGATTCTGATGCGGATAGAGGCGTGGTAAGGCTTGTGCACTCTACACCATATGCAAGAAGGCTTTACTATCATCCGGAATTTAACTTCGATACCTCCGAGAATCCCAATGCTAAAGGGCGCTGGTTCGAGGATTGGGAGAAAGGCGGAGAGAAGGAAGACTTTGCGAAGAATGCCTTCATGAAGTTTTACAAGGAGAGGGGGGATGTTTAGTGCTACCGCTGAAAGTAATTCAGCAGCTGATTAAGGAAAGCGGCCTTTTTAAGCAAGTTTATATCGGAAAACTGGATAACAAAAAGGAGAAATCCCTTGGAATCTATCACAGGAAGTCCAGCGGTACGCCTATCAAGGCTTTAGGGGGCTTAGAGCATACAAGTTATGGCATTTCTCCGATATCTTTGTTAATCCATTGGAATAAAAGCTTTGTGGAGTCGGAAGACGCAGCCATAAAGCTTTTTCAATTTTTACAGTCGAAAGACAAAGCATTTCAGATAGGTGATACCGTGGTTCGCTACCTATCCTTGGCAGTACCGGAACCACAAGACGTAGGAACTGACGATAGCGGAGTCTATGAGTTCGTTATCTGGATTGATGTGATTTATGAAAGGAAATGATTATGAGCGAAGTAGCAGGAAAAGTATATCCGGTGCATTCTAATCAGTTTAAGTTCGGCCTTAAGGGCATGGACAGTAAGCCTCAGGACATGGCGACACCAAAAGACCTTGAGAACTTTGCGCCCACCATCGACGGTACCGTAGAGAACTGGTTTGCGATGGATGCGGAGGGCTGGTCTAAGGCGGCTATGACCGGTAAGAAGATGTCCTTTAAGTTTAAGGGAAAAAGATGCGTAGGAGACAAGGCGAACGACTATATCGCAGACCTTGCATGGAAGTTTGGACCCGATGTAATGACACAGTTTGAATGGACTATGGTATCCGGTGCAAAGCTTACCTGTCCTGTAGTTATCAATGTAACCACACCGGGCGGTGGAGACACCACAGGAATTGACGCTTTGGAGTTCGATGCGGAGTGCTACGGTAAGCCGACCATTACCCCTGCACCAGCTGCACCCGGAATCGGAGGTTAATCCATGAAGATGATTGATATTACAGACAGACTGAACTTCGAAGAGAACAGCTGCTTAATCATCAAGGGGAAAGAGATTGAAGTAAACAGCGATGCGCCTTCCATGTTGAAGGTGCTCCAGTTTATGGGCGGTGATGCCGGAGCGAAGGAAGTAAATGAGGCTTACGAGACACTCTTTCCTCAGGAATCCAGAGAGAAGCTTGCAAAGCTTAAGCTTAGCTTTGATGACCTAATTGTAGTGATTAAGGCTGCCGTGGAGCTAATCACAGGAGATAAGCAAGAAAAAGAGTAGTGAGCCGTACTATGACCTGTTTGAAGACTGGGATTTAATCGTGTCCAGCTTCCTGTCACAGTACGGCCTTCGTTTATCTACGAAGGATTTTAAGACGGTTGACTGGGCAGAGTTTTCTGCCCTTTTATCCGGTCTATCCGCAGATACTGCCTTAGGTAAGGTAGTAGCAATCCGAAGCGAGACAGATCAGGAGACCATCAAACGATTTTCTTCGTACCAAAAGAAGATTTATGATGACTGGCGTACAAAACAGAGTGAAAGAATGACAGAGGAAGAATACGCAGCGGAAATGAGAAAGCTGGAAGCCAGCTTGTTTTCGCTTTTATCGTAGGAAAGGAGGTTAAATGGGAGATAGCGTAGGGCAGGTAAGCCTTGACTTAGTCCTTAACAAGGGCGATTTTGAGGCAGGACTAAACAGCGTAACGAAGCTTGCTACGAAAGCCGGTAAACTTCTTGCCGGAGCCTTTGCGGTTGGGAAGCTTATATCCTTTGGCAAGGAATGCATAGAGTTAAGCTCCAATCTTTCCGAGGTGCAGAACGTAGTAGATACCGTCTTTCCTACAATGAATAAACAGATAGACAATTTTGCAAGGAATGCTGCAGCGCAGTTTGGTCTATCTGAGACAATGGCTAAGAATTTTACCGGTACTTTTGGTGCTATGGGAAAAGCCTTTGGCTTCTCTGAGAGGCAAGCCTATGATATGGCTACTGCCTTAACAGGCCTTGCCGGAGACGTAGCGTCTTTCTATAACATGAGTCAGGACGAAGCTTATACAAAGCTTAAATCCGTGTTTACCGGGGAGACGGAAAGCCTTAAGTCTTTAGGTGTGGTAATGACACAGACTGCACTGGACGCCTTTGCCATGGCTAACGGCTTCGGTAAGACTACTAAGTCTATGTCCGAAGCTGAGAAGGTAGCACTTCGCTTTAAATTCGTGCAAGACCAGCTTTCTGCTGCACAAGGCGACTTCATGAGGACGTCAGACGGCTGGGCTAATCAGGTACGGCTTTTGTCCCTGCAATTCGACAGCTTAAAGGCCGCCATAGGTAGTGGACTCATTGCCGTGCTTAGTCCTGTAGTTAGGATGCTGAATATCTTAATCGGTAGAATCCTAACTGCCATAAGTGCTTTAAGAAGCTTCTTCTCCATGCTTGGAGGTACTGCAAAGCTTGCTATCAATCCTAAAGGCGTAACAGCCGGAACGGATGCGGTAGCAAAGAGTGCAGATAAAGCAAGCGGTGCTTTAGGCGGTGCAGGAGGAGCAGCTAAAAAGGCGGCTAAAGATATCAAGAGCGCAACTACAGGCATAGACGAACTTAATATCCTCCCTGATCAGAGCGATTCCTCCGGAGGTGGAGGCGGTGGAGAAGGTGGAGGGGGCGGTGCAGACTTCCCTATGGAATCCTTCGATACCGGCGCAATGGAAGAGGGGACTGCCAGAATCAATGAACACTTGCAGGGAATGATAGATAGGTTCAACGAATTAAAGAATCTCTTTATGTCCGGATTCTGGGAAGGTCTAAAAGACATGACCGTCCTCGATTCCATCAAAGAGAACATTAAAGGAATTGGAGAAAGTCTTGTAAACATTTTTACATCAAACGAAGTGCTTAATGCGGCCAATACCTTTGCTGACAGGGTTGCAGTTGATTTAGGGAAAATTGCAGGGGCTGGAGTAAGTATCGGACTTACCTTCGTGGATTTCTTAAGCGGATCAGTTGAGAAATATCTTGCGCAGAACACAGAACGCATTAAGAAATTTATTGTGAAGATGTTTGATATAGAAGGAGATATCGCAGACATTCAAGCGAACTTCGCAGTAGCTATAGCTGATATCTTTTCCGTGCTTCAAGGTGATAACTTTAAGCAGATAGGAGCAGACATCATTAGCATTGTTTCGGATATTTTGGGGACTTTCATTGTGGTTTCTGAAAGCTTTTTCCGTGATTCTATAGATGTAATTCTATCCCCTGTTGTGGAGTTAAAAGACCGGATTATTGAAACCTATAATGCGCTATCTGAACCGGTAATGCAGATTTTTAATGACCTGGCTGAAATATTCCATATGTATGGCGGCACGATCATAAGCATCTATGATAATTCCGTACATCCGCTATTTACCCTGATGAAAGAAACCATCGTTTCGGTAGGAGATAAATTCTTAGAGTCCTTCGGCACTTACATTCTTCCGATAGTTCAGAAAGCGGCAGACAAGTTCACAGATTTTAAGGACAATGTCATTGCGCCGCTCATGCCGAAATTCGAAGAAGTTTTCGGAAAAATATCGGAATGTATTCAAGTAGCGTGGACTACCGTTATAGAACCTTTTATCGTTTGGTTCACCGGCGTTGCAGTACAGCAAATCGGCATGGCGTTAGATATTGCTGTAAATTGCTTCTTCGCATTCCTCGACGGGGTAGGAAAGGTAATTGATGGCGTCCTGACGGCTCTTGGCGGTCTTATGGACTTTATTATCGGCGTGCTTACAGGGGACTGGGAAAGGGCTTGGAATGGTATTAAAGCCATATTTGACGGCGTATGGAGAGCCATAACAGGTATCTTGGAAGCGATGCTAAATGTAATGCTTGCAAGGCTTACCGGAATGCTCAGTATGATGCGGAAGAATTGGGAAGCTGTCTGGAAAGCGGTATCCGACTTCTTTAAAAAGATATTTGACGGTATTAAGTCCGCGCTTAGCGAGAAGATGGAAGCCATTAAAAACGGAATCTCCACTGCTTTAAACGCCATAAAGGAAAACTGGGAAAAGGTTTGGACTAATTTGAAGACTACTACCGTGTCTATATTTGAGGGCATGTGGGGTGGAATCAAAGGTGTTATCAATTCCATCCTTGGCGGCGTTGAGTCCATGGCCAACGGAGTAATCAAGGCTATTAATAGCATGATTAATTCTTTGAACTCTATTAGCTTTGAACTTCCTGATTGGATTCCTGAAATCGGGGGAAACAGCTTCGGACTAAGCATTCCTACCGTTCCCACGGTTTCCATTCCAAAGCTTGCTAACGGTGGATTCGTAAAGGCCAATACTCCACAGCTTGCCATGATTGGAGATAACCGGCACTACGGAGAGGTAGTTGCTCCGGAAAACAAGCTGGAAGACTTACTTAACCGGGCGGTGTCTATGGCATCCAATCCCGGTATTTCCGCAGAACACTTTGAAAAGATGCTTTCCTTCCTGTCCAGAATCTCTGAGCAGATTGAAGCTATGGATCTAACGGTATACGTGGATGTACGAGAGATAAAACAAAGGCTTACCGATTTGGAAGGCCGAAGCGGATACAGCTTAAGGGGGTAATATGGCAACGATAACAATCAACGGAAAAGAATTTCCTGCTCCGGACATTGGCGGCAATCTTGTGGTTGCTACCAATGTTTCAGCCGGAAAGAATGCTAAAGGGGAGTTCGTTGGCCAGAAGGTAGGAAGAGACCAGTATAAATTCGATGCCTTGCAGTGGAAAAGTTTAGATGCAAAGACTTGGGCAGATATGCTGCAGGAGTTCGATAAATTTGTGGTGGTCGCTAAAATCCCTGATATGGTCCATAACCGCTTTCAGACGATTAGGATGTATCCGGGAAACAGAACCGCTACTCCTATTGCTTTCGATAAGACAGGCCTGCCTACTATGTATCGAGATTGCAAGGTTAATATTGTGGACTGTGGTATCAATTAACTAGGAGGGGCTATGCTTCAAGTAACAAGTGCATACAAAGAAGAAATGAAAAAGCCCCTCCGGGGGCATACCCTAATGAGAGTAAATATTGGAGTAATTAATCAAGAGGCACAGGGTAGTGCTAAAGTGAGTTCTGAGGCGGCTTATTTTAGCAATCTAACTAAGCCTCTTAATAACTATGTTGTAGATGCCCTCTATGCTACCGCAGAACAGAACTATAGCACCGTAGATGGGCGGATGTATTTCCTTCCGAGGGAAAAGTCTGACTGTGTTCTAAATCAGGGAATTGTGTCTAAGGAAATAGATGGGACTATAGATTTTATATTCCCTGTTCCGGTGGATCTAAGAGGAGTCACTATAGACTTTGGAAAGGCCTATCCGGAAGCTTTTACAATCGTTACCGACCAAAGCTGGAAGGATGTAATTGGGAATACTAAAAGCAATTATGTTTGTGATGAGGTATTTAAAGGCACTACGACACTGTCCATCATCCCTATTAAGATGGTAAATGGTAAAGGACGTCTGCATATCCATGAAATCATCATGGGCATAGGTATTTACTTTAACGAACGGAATATCCTATCAGCCAGTAAGAAAGAGCATATCAGCCCTATTATGGAGGCGCTGCCTACAATCGACTTTAGATTAAGCGTAAACAATAAAGATAGGGCTTACGATATAGAAAACGAAAAGAGCACAGTAAACTTCTTAGAGCTTGGCCAGAAGGTGCAAGCCTTTATGGGACAGGAGATTGAGGACAGGATTGAATGGCTCCAAGTAGGAACTTTAAAGCTTAAAGAGTGGTCTACTGATGACGACAAGATGAGCTTCACAGCTATAGACTTCCTATCGGGGCTCACAGGGAAATATAGAAAGGGGAAGTTTTATCCTCAGGGAATAAGCATTTATGACCTTTGCCTTGATGTCCTTACGGATGCCGGAGTGGACCCGCGAGAATTTTACATAGACGAATATCTAAAGGCAGTAAAGATAAAGAATCCTATCCCTGCGGTATCTCATAGAGAAGCTTTACAGCTTCTTTCCAATGCAGGAAGATGCCTTTTGTATCAGGACGAAAAAGGAAAGATTGTGATTCGCTCTTCCTTCGTTCCGAGGATGACCAGTACGGTAGCTAGGGAGCCTTATTTCTCTAACGGTACAAGGATTCTTGAGGACCTGCCGATTAAAGAATACTCCCTTACAAACGGAAACTATACGAAGGTAGACGGCACAACTTTATTTCTTCCGAGAAGTGGCAAGGCGGATGTAGGGTACATTGACGACAACATGCTTTTAAATATTAGGCTCGAGGCCGCGTTTGCTTGTTTCGGCATGCAACTGCAGTTTGGGCGGACTTATCCCAGCGAGATTGTTATAGATACCTCGTTAAACGGAAAGACCGTAGAAGAGTTAAGCTATACGGTAGATAGAGAAGACCTCATCATATCTCACGAGTTCGCGCCGTTCGACGAAATGCTTATCTATGAGGAAGCACCTTCAAAGACCGGAGGAAGGGCTGTTCTTAATAAAGTAAGCTTCGGAAATGTTACAGACTATGAACTTAGCTATGGTAGAGAACTAACCAAAACACCATTAGGCACTCAGCTTCAATCCGTAAAGACCTTGGAGCTTACAAGGACGGAATACCTTGACAGCACAGAGGGAGAAAAGGAGCTTGCTAAAGTGGAGTGCACTAAGCCGGGAGAATACCTTGCAGAGTTTAGCAATCCTTCCTATGGCTGCACAGTACAGGCTACATCCGGAACAGTTACCGTGCTTGAGGCGGGTGCCTACTTCCTTCGCTTCTCCTACTCCGGATTCGGAGGAGAAGTAAAGGTCAACGGCAAGGAATACCTGATAAAGACCTATACTATGGAGAAGGAACTGAATCCATCCGGAAAGAGAGAAAAGTGGAAGAATCCTTTGATATCGGACACTGCGCTAGCTACCGATGTTTTAGATTGGGTAGGGAACTACTTAAAAGCAGACAGAGAGTACAGCCTTAGTTATAGGGGAGAGCCACGGTTAATGGCCAACGATTTACTGTATCTTGAGAATAAATATGTAGATAAGCTAATGCTTCGGGTATTTGACCATACCTTAAATTTCAACGGTGCCTTATCCGGAAGCATAAAGGCAAGAAGGGAGGTTTCTTTTGTGGAAGACACCTAAGACAGACTGGAAAAGTACAGACTTCTTTAATGTAGAAGACTATAACCGAATAAAGGGAAACATCAACGAGATCCGGCAGAAGGCAGTAGTCCTTTGGTCGGATTTTCCTTTTACAGAAATGGGGGCAGATAAAAGCTATCAAGACTACGGATTCTATGCCGATGAGATAAATGCTTTTGAATCCAATCTTGATAGAATCTGCTCCGCTACCTTCCCTTTTACTATCGGAGAGAGGCAGACCTTCTACGATAACCAGCCCTTTATCACTTGGGACGAACTTAACAGAATAGAAAACGCTTGCCTTCTCATCTATCAGAATTTTACAGGAAGAGAGGAAGGTATGCGTAGGCTATCTTTTAAATTAGGAACGAAAGGAGAGCTTGTATGAGCCTAAAAACAGACTACCAGGATGCCATGTATGCAAAGAGGAAGTTCCGCATGGAGAATAACAGCGACGGAACAGTAAGCCTTAGCGACGCAACATCCTACACTCAGGAGGGCACTCCCTTCGGGGCAAACGATGTAAACGCCATTACAAAGAGCGTGAACGCTCTGTATCAAGAAACGATTGTAACCATTCCGGCTAATGCCTGGAG